TCACAGTTTGTCTGTCCATCTCCAGCTGCTCTCTGATGAGCGTTCTCCAATAAATAGGATCATTGTCAAGCAGCATATCACTGATACCACAGCCTGTCATCGGTCGTTCTTTCAACTCTCCCTTATGTAAGTGAAGAATCAAAGCCTGATTCTGATGCAGTGTGTCACCGATAACCAGACCAGAAATAATCTTTCCGTCTGGTCCTCGATGCGGTTGTATAATCGCTTCATAGTCTATCAATGTAATACCTTTCATATCAATGTTTGATAGTTACGTCTTCATAATCAGTTTTCTTAAACTCCTGTGCCTTAGTCAGAGGTGGACCTGTTGGACCATGAGTACCCTGGTGTGTATGGCTATTGACAGCTTTAACCAGTTCATTAAGTCTCTTGGTTAAATCCTCAATATTAACCAGTCCTCCAAGCTTACCTCCATTTATCGTTATAGATTCAACATGATCCACAGCTAAGACGACAAGGCTTGAGTAGTCTCCTGACAGACTCCCAATGATGACTGCAGTACCGACTTTAGGAACTATCAGCATCTCTCCATTATCATCTGTTTCAGATGCACGAAGGCGAACATCTGGTACGAGAAGGCTTCCAATTTCCACGTCACAAGTACTACCGCTTACGCTCTTAACGATACCTTGTAGTACAGTCATCTCCTGTTGTGGTGCTACACCTCGCAACCTTTCTCTTAATTCCTTATATTGATCCATATCCTTAGCTTAATCTGAATCCAAGTTCTATTTTTCGTTTACCACCGTCTTTGCTGAAAGTTGTTGTTACTGCCCTTACAAAGTAGCAGCCATCCTTACGTGGATAATCCGCATCATAAAGCCACGCCATATCGCCAGGAACACATTCAGGTATGAGCCAAGTTGTGATACTTCCGTCATAGCCGTCGAAACTACGACGTTTAACTTCAAGTTCGCCACGAAGTTTCATACTTGCAGCATCAGAAGTAGGACATTTTATTTCTACCTTCTCACCACCAGTAGCTCCGACCTCTACCTCTTTTACTGTTCCGTCAGGAAGAAGAGCTTTAACCACTACACGAACCTTGCGATCAGCTGCTTGTCGATAGGTCAGATTAACCGCCTCCACATTCAGCGCAAAGTTATAAAAGCGGTTCACCCCGACAACCTCACCTGGGGGATGTACGTGTAAAACGCCATTAGAAAGATATATATCTGCACCACATTCCTCCTGCACCTTCTTAAGTACATCATATCCAGTAGCATTGTGAATGACAAACTTAGCATAGGTCCAGCTGTAAGAGCATTGAATAGAGTAGTTCTTCCCAATTCCCTGCACCACCTTCTTAAGAAGATCAGCAAGTGAAACTTTTTTCAGTACTTCGTTTTTGAGTTCCTTACGAAAGGTGTACAGATCATCCTCACAAGTCAGCTTAATATTGCCACCATCTGTACTGATTTGTTGCAGCCAGCCAGTGAACTCCTCCTTTAAGCCTTCTTCCTTATATCCAAAGCGAATAATAACCTTATCACCTCTGTGAAGTTTATCTTCAACATCCAAGGCTACATTATACTGCGCACCTGGTAATGTTATAGTTGCCGTATCAGCAAGTAGTTCGACACTTCGATGTACCTCAACACTGTCAAGCATTCCAACGTGCCAGCCTCCTATCTCTATGTCGTAAGCCATTGTGTACATAAGCCTATCGTTTTAAGTCCTGCTGATTTAAGAGAAGTTTATATATGTCATCACTATATGCCTTTAGCGAATAGTTCTGATTAGAAGAGCCACTTGTGAAAGGAATCTCCCAGCTTTCAATGACAAGATGTGATATACCGAATATTTCCAGCAAAGGGTTTAACGCTGTCACTCGTCCAGCTTCACAGAATGAGCGTAAACGGCTTACGTCTTCCTCAGGATATTTACCATTTTCACCGATAAGGATACCTTCTATACTGATAGTATAATCATCTTGTGACCACCGCTCCTTAATGCTTCCTTTTACAGCACCTTTGTTAACGTGTCGCCGCACGATGATATTCTGACCTTGTAGACTAATCATTGGCTCAATCGGCAACAACCACTCCTTCGCACCACTTTCTTCAAGACGTAGACGAAGAGGTAGTTGCATTGGTATACCAAGTGCATTAGTGCGAACAGTATCTTCCAACTCCTCATCACTCATTGACTTGATTTCATTATATTCCTCTTCGTCCACCTCTCTAAGCTTATTCACATTGAACAGCCAATAAGGTGGAATCTTGTTGCCTGTGACTCTCAGGGCAACGTTTTCGAGTGCAAATCGTGCTACCTTGTTCATCTGTCTGTACTTGCTGCTATAGCTAACGCTCGGTTCATACTTTGCAGAATAGTTCGCTCAAGTTCCGCAGTGTCAGTCTTATCGTTCATATAAACATTGATATTATCGAAGAATTTTCCGATGTGCATAGTGATGGAAGTGTTGCGAGTGCCACCTGTAGCGAGTTCCTCAGCAGACTTACGACCACCTTTCTTACCACCCTTTTTACCTTTCTTTCCCTTCTTGCCTTTGCTTTCACCTTCTCCAAAAACGACAGCACCTGTACTACCACTTAATCCAGGGGTACTTATCTTATTCTCTTTCTTAGCAGAAGATGTCTTTTTGTCCTTCTGCTGTTCTTGTCGAAGGTGTGTCTGAAAATTCCCTCCAACACCACTCACAAGCTGTTTGGTTCCATTGATAGCCTTGGCTGTACTTTCAACTCCAGACAACTTCTTAAAGCCTTCCATTGCAGAAGCTGCTGCTCCTTGAAAGTCTCCAGAGAATAGTTTCTTTAAGGCTTCACCAAGCTTGCCAAGTCCTGCAAGCATCTCATTGAAGCGATTGATGATATAGTCCTTGATGATATTACCGAAACCCTTTAATGTATCCCACATTGTCAGGATAAAAGCACGAAATCCAGCAAACTTATTCCAACAATAGACAACTGCTGCGACTAAAGCAGCGATACCTATGATAATAAGTCCGATAGGGTTTGCATCCATCGCAGCATTGAGCAACCATTGAACGCCAGTCCATATCCTCGTTACAGTTGTCACAACACCGATAGCAGCTGCATAAGCTGACATCGCTATTGCCTGTGCATTAAAGACTATTGCAGCAACACCAATGACAGACGACAGAGCTAATATCTCCATCTTAAACCGTGATACAAACCCTATAACACCCTCTATCACATTGATAACCTTTGCTATTGCTTCAGCAATAACAGGAACTATACTTATAAAGAGATCAAGAGCTTGAGCTACGTAAGGTTGAATCTTATTATAAATATCAACGGCTAATTGAATAAACGTGTCTTGTAGCGTAGCAAATTTACCTGCGACTGTCTGAGACTGCTTATCCATCATACTGAAAAACTTTCCACCTTCTCCAGAAGCGTGTTGAATTGCCTGCACAACATTTTCAAAGGTGATTTGTCCCTTTGACATCCTATCCTGCAACTTCGCATAAGATTCACCTGTCATCTTAGCAAGTTCTTGCAATGGATTAAAACCAGCATTGATAAACTGCAGGTTATCCTGTCCAGCTAACTTACCAGCTGCTGATACTTGACCAAGCACTAATGATAAGCTTTGCAAAGCTTGCTTGTTTCCTCCAGAGATATCTCCTAACTGTTTAAGAAGTGGTAGAACTTTTCCTGTCTCCACTCCGAAGTTAAGCATAGTCTTCGCATTCTCAGTCAAGTCTAACTTACCAAAAGGTGATTCAGCTGCAAACTTGGCAATTTCAGAAAGCATTCCTTTAGCTTTTGTCTCACTTCCTACTAAGGTTGTAAAGGCAACGGCTGTTTGTTCTGCTTCTGCACCTATCTTAGTAATAGCACCAACAGCACCAGCAACAAGGGCATAAGGGTTGGTAAGGAGTTCCATTCCAGGAATGGACATCAGCGAACTCTTGAGTGTCGAAAAAGAAAAAGCCTCACGCAGACGTGTACCAGTAGTACGTGCCTTACGTGATATATCGTCCAGCTGGGTGGAAGTCTGACGAGCAACCGTCAGAACATTACCACCATCTGCTTGTAGTTTTATTAAAAACTTAAGTACGCTGTCCATTAGAGTCTTTTTCTATTTTTCTTATCTCTTTGAGTGCGCTGAGCGTTGATGCCCATTTCTCGTCTGGCAGGAGTTCAGGGTCAATGCTGAGGTAGTAGCGCAGCATAGTATCTATGAAGATAATATCCTGAGCGTTATCGAAGTCATCGACCCCGGCCTCCTCTAAAGTTTTTTTATCTCAGCCTCCTTTACCTTCAAGACCTCATCCATCTTCGCAACCACAGCCATGAAGAGTTCATCATTGGTTTTGATTTCCTCATCACCAGCAACCCAGAGCTGCTTCAACATGACTTCGCTCATCTTGATAGGGTCTTTGATTACGCTGGCATAGCTCAGGTCTTGACGTGTAGGCTTATGCAACACACAAGACTTGCCCTCTACGCTGATTTCAAACAAATCACCGTGCGTGGCTTTCCACTTATTGATATCTTCTTTTGAATAATTCATATTTTCGATATTTGATTGTTAATAACTCTTCTGGTCAATGTAGATGAATGGCAGAGACTTTTCTTGGAACTTGTCACCTTGCTTCCATTCTGTCTGATCTTCCGTCAACTCCACACCTTTGAGAATGTCTGTTGTGATAGGATCACCGTTTTCAGGATTTCCGTAAGCCACAACGATATCAAAGCTCATATTGAGGAGATTGCCTAAAGCAGCACTCTTCAAAGCTTGGTACTCACTCTGCAGTAATGTCAGTTCACCACTGTAATCTATATTGCCATGCTGAATACCGTGAGGCTTGTTGCCTTTAGCATACAGCAGTTCCTTCTCTTGCTTCGAGCCATATTTCACGCCTCGAATTCCAGTTACAGGCCTACCTGCAACAACTACGGTCACATCTGACCAGCCGTATTCTTTAGTATTTACCATGTCTATACTGTTGTTACTTGGAAACCAAGGTTGACATCAACATAGCGTGCATAACCGAATGGACGAACCTTTAATGTCATTTCAACCTTTGAAGTCGCAACCACATTCTGTTTTGGATCTATGTAACAAGAACAACCTTCGCCGTTATTACCGGCACTCAACTCTCCAGCAGCGGTCATAGAACGATTAATAGCGTTCTCTACTGTCTGCTGCCAGCTTGTAATAACTCCTGTCTGCATTGTGCCGTCAGAATTGATTTCCAACTCATCCAGCATCATATCCAACAGAGTGTTATAGGCAATACGATAAGCCTTATCAATGACACGGCGGTTTGACAGATGAGCATAATCATCAGTCTCAACACACGCCAGTCGGTCGTCGGCAAAGAAGTAACCACTGCGTCCAACATACTTTCGTGCTGTGATATAACCCTTATCGTGAATAGAAGAGATAACTTCGCTATCCTCTTCTACCTTCTTCTTGCCAACATAGAGCAGAGTTGTTTTCAATGCTCCATTCTTGACACGACCAATATTACGCTGTACAGGAAGGCTTGCTAAGCGACCTGCTAAAGTTCCAACACATGCACCCTGTGAGTCAACTTCCGTGTCACTCAACAGAACACCGACACGATTGTACGTTTCGTTGCTAAGGTCTTTCAGCGTTGTACCTGTATAACCACGTCCTTCCAAGATAAAGAACAATGGAGCATACAGGTCAGTTGTTGACCATTCAGCCATCTGTTGTGCCTTTGCTAATGCGGTGAACACGTCTGCATCCAAGCCATCTGTAGCAGATACTTTTGTTGCATTGTCACGTGCTACGAAGACACCACGCAATACACCATTCTGACTAACAATAAGTTTCTTTACTGCTCCAGTCTGGCGGTCGCAGAGTTCCGTCATGGTCTTAGCCTTGTCAACTCCGAAGATCACCAGCTTTGTTCCATTCTCTGCTTCTGTATAGAAGTCTGAGATATGCTTGTAAAGTCTGGCGTTATTCGCTGCAGTGATGCCAAGTGCTGTCAAACTGTCTACACTCTGAATAGTATAAGCACGTTCCAGAGCGAACGAGTCATTGACAGCAGTCGCACTACACACCAAGGCGAACAAGCCGTCGGGACTTTCCCCGACGGTGCCCAACAGGCCATTCATATATCTGATTCTAATTCTCGGTAACATAACTCAAAAGTTAAACGGTTTTAGATTCTGCGAGAAGGTAGACACCTTTCTTGTCATAACGACGTACACAGCCACCAGTACGGAGCAAGAAAGAGTAGATGTCACCATAGTACAGAGGGTTATCTGTTGAGTCAAACATCTTGACCTCACCCATAGCACGGCTGACAGAATTCTCGTGCCAAGCAAGAGCTGCTGCAAGTTCATCTGCTTCGCCCTGCTTATCCCAGCCAAGCACCTTATTTGTGCCGTTATTAAGGCGAAGAACTCGACTTCTCTTCATGATGTTGAAGCCATAGAGGTTTCCAAGGATACCCTTCTGCTGATCTGCAGAGTTAAGGAACATAAACTGATCCTTTTCAGCAAGGTCTGCTAACAAGTCAGCATACATAAATGCGTCAAGCAAGAGGTAACGTCCCTGCTCTGGAACATTGTCTGCATCCATAGCAGTCATAAGCTTACGAACATCTGCCTTACAGATAGACTTACGCATACCTGTAGCAACAGACGATGTATGAGCTGTGGTTTTGCTTGTACCTGACGTACTGATGATGTTTTTAGTATCAACACCCTGACCCCAACGATCAAGCAAATTGAGATGAGCAGCCTCCTGCAACTGAGCGCGGTCATTGCTCAAGATAGAGTTACGCTTGTTATAGCTGAGCTCCACCATGTCGATATTTGGAATGTACACTGGGTCAGTTGTCAGCTCGTCCATATCGTACTCAAGATCGTTGTCAGTACGTTGCTTGCTTGTAGCAGGCTTCTGAGTGCGGTTCCTCTCTACGTTTGAAGGAGCACCAGCGTTAGGAATGTGTACCTTGTGGTTCTCAACAAACACAGAGTCGTCAACACTCTTAGAAGCAAAGGAATTGTCAGGATAGAAGTTCTCAACAA